GGTTTTTGTCTGAAATAAATTTGGGTCAAATTGGTGGCGGTGGCGGCGGTGCGACTAGCGGTGGCGCGGCTCGAGAGGGTGGTACAGGCAGTATCACGCCTAGTTTGCCAAGTATGCCTAGTTTGCCCCCAACGCTTATTGGTGGCGGTGGCGGTGGTGGCGGCGGTGCAGGTGGCGGTACAGGTGGCGGCGGTGGCGGTATTGGTGGCGGTGGCGACCTAGTGACCATACAAGGCGCTTTAACAACGTTTGGCAACGCTGAACGCATTGCAGCGCGCGGTAGCGGCGGCGTAACAATAAACGTGACAGGCGGTATGTCAACTAGCGCCGAGATCGGGCAAAGCGTGTTAAACAGTTTGTTGGCCTACCAGCGCACTAACGGGCCGCTTGACTTACAGATTGCGTCGTAATGGCAGGTACAGCCGTTGTTGCTAGTGGCAACTATGACTTAGAGATTGACACAGGGTTTATTCAAGACGCATTTTTGCTTGATGACGCGGTGCAAGGTGTACTTGACAATACGCAATATGTACTTGACGGCACAACTAATTTTGCTGACGTAACAACGGGCATTAACAGCGTGAACGTTAAACGCGGTAGGCGTGACGTTGGCGATCAATTTAGTGCCGGCACGATGACGTTTAACATGCTTGACACGACAGGCATTTTTAACCCGTTTGACACGCTTAGCCCGTTTTACGACCCAGCAACAGCGCAACCGGGTTTAGCGCCTATGCGTCGAGTGCGTTTAGCACGCTACTCAAACACAAACGTTAAAGAGTTATTGTTTGCTGGTTTTGTTGTCAATTACGAGTACAACTTTCAATTAGGCGGTTTGGATACGGTGACGGTTTATTGTGCAGACGATTTTTATTTGTTGGCACAAACATTTCTTGCAGAATTTAACGTCAGCGAACAGTTGTCTAGCGCTCGACTAACAGCCGTACTTAATTTGCCTGAGGTTGATTTCCCGATCGGGCAACGCAACATTTCTACAGGCACACAAACGCTTGGCGGCGCGTCAGCATTTACCGTTGCCGAAGGCACGAACACGCTCGACTATTGCAACCAAATTAACTTGGCTGAGCAGGGTCGTTTGTTCATGGCGCGTGACGGCGACCTAACATTTCAGCCACGCATAGGCAACACACTTAGTCAGCCAGTTGCAGATTTTCACGACGACAACACAAACATACCGTACGACGCAGTAGGTATTACGTTTGAGGCAGATCAAGTTGTTAACCGTGCAGCGGTCGCCATTCGAGGCGGCACACAAGAGGTAGCCGAAGACTTGGCGAGCCAAGCAAAGTACTTTATACAAACGACAAGCATCACCGACTCGCTATTGCACAACGATACGGCGGCGCTGGCGTTGGCTAACTATTTGCTTGAGGCTGAGCCTGAGGCGCGTTACACGTCGCTAGGCACAAACCTAAACAAACTGACTACAGCGCAACGCGACACAGTAGCGATCATAGATATTGGCGACACGATCACGATTGAAAAAACGTTTGCGAGCGGTACAGGCACAACCCAGTTGGCACAAGAATTAGCCGTAGAGGGTGTCGAGCATACGATTACGGTAAGCGGCGGTCATTCGGTCATGTACTTTACGTCGCCAACTACGATCGTCTATGAGTTGATATTAAACGACGCGGTGTTCGGCATCATAGATGCAGACAACGTTTTAGGATAAAGTGAGGCATTATGGCAACTAGACAAGATTTTACCGCAGGGCAAGTTTTAACGGCCGCAGAACTTGATGCGGTCGCAACAGCAATGATTGCAATTAACGCACAAACTGGTACGACTTACACAACGGTGTTGGCTGATGACGGCAAACTTGTTACTTGTGATAACGCGGCGAGTATTGCGTTGACTATTCCACCAAATTCAAGTGTTGCGTATGGTATTGGTACGCAGATAAACATTATGCAACTTGGTGCTGGCACGGTGACGATTACAGCTGGTGCAGGCGTGACGTTGCGTAGCGCTGGCAGTAAATTAAAAACTGATGCACAGTACGCGGTTGCAACTTGTGCCAAGATCGCTTCTGATACTTGGGTGGTTGTCGGCAACTTGAAAGCGTAAGTTGTGCAAATATTTGCAGGCGTGCATAGCGGCGGAATACTTGCTCAGTTTCTTGTTGTTGCTGGTGGCGGTGCAGGTGGATATAACGAGGGCGGCGCTGGTGGTGCTGGCGGTGTTCGTTGCACGGTCGATGCAACGGGTGGCGGCGGCAGTTTAGAAACGCCGCTGGTTTTGGCTGCTGGTGTTACTTACACAATTACGGTCGGCGCAGGTGCTACAACACAAGACGGTGATTTAAGAGGAAATAACGGCAACGATAGTTCGATTGCTGGTAGCGGTATTACAACAGTTACAAGCACAGGTGGCGGTGGTGGCGGCGGTACTGTTCTTGACGGCAAAAATGGCGGGTCGGGTGGCGGTGGGTCTGGCAACGGTGGAGCAGGTTTAACATCAAACGGTGGCACAGGCGTATCATCGCAAGGTTTTGCAGGCGGTAAAGGCGACGGCGGTTCTGGTGACCGTGCAGGTGGTGGTGGCGGTGGTGCTGGCGCAGTTGGCGGTGATGCTGCCGCAGGTCAAATTGGTGGCGTAGGTGGCAATGGAATACAAACAAGCATTAGTGGCACAAATGTTTATTACGGTGGTGGCGGCGGTGGCAATAGTCAAGGCAGCGACACAAACAATAATGGTGGTCTTGGTGGTGGCGGTAAGGGCGGTGCAGCAGCGATTGCTCGTGCTGCCGTAAACGGGTCAGCAAACACGGGCGGCGGCGGCGGTGGTGCTAACAGTCCAGGAACGGGTCTAGGTGGTAGCGGCATAGTTATTATTAATGCAGGCATAGCGGCCGTATCGACTACAGGTTCACCAAGCGTGTCAGGCACAATCTACACATTCACAGGCAGCGGAAGCATCACCTACTAATGGCACACTTTGCAGAAATACTTAACAGCGTTGTGCAACGCGTAATAGTCGTGCATGACAACGACGAAGCAAACGGCGCACAATTTTGTCACGATTTACTTGGCGGCGAATGGTTGCAATGCAGTTACAACAACCGCATACGCAAACAATTTCCAGGTGCAGGATTTACATACGATCATGTGCGCGACGAATTTGTTGCACCACAACCATACGAGTCGTGGACTCTTGACGAAAATAACGATTGGCAACCGCCAACGCCAAAACCTGACGGCAAATATTACTGGAACGAAGCAACACAGACATGGCTACCATTCGAGCAGTCATAGCATTAATGTTGTTAATGTCATGCGAAACAACACGCGACAACACACAACAAGAAAAAGCACGCACACGCAACGTCATTTGCAACGTGCCTGACCGATGCAACATAATCCCATGAGCCGATACAGATACAGCGCCAACGAACTACACGCACGCATGGTCGTAACAGTCGGCGTACTACTAGCAATCGTGTTCAGCATGATCGTGCTAGGCATGATTTGGGGTTTGTTATTCGTATCGCAACCACTTGAGCAATCACCAAACGACGCAGCGTTTATAGATTTGATGTCAACTATCGTCGTGTTTTTGACCGGCACGTTGTCAGGTCTCGTCGCGTCAAACGGCATAAAAAATAAACCAACTAATGACTAAACCGTACATTGTCACAAAACAGCCAGTCGTAACGTCAGCGTTGGCAGGCATGGCCAAGTGGGTTGAGTTGTGTTGCAAACACTCAGACGGCAGTTTGTGGAATAACGGCATTTTTATAAATCGTGACATGAAAGGCAAACCCGGCATCATCAGCAATCACGCTCGAGGGCTAGCAACAGACGTTTCGTATCGTTGGCAAGCACAAGCAAAAAAAGGCAAGCAAGACGGCCGCAAAATATCGCTCGACTACCTAAACAAACTTTTGTTAAACGCCGACACACTCGGCATACAACTTGTGATCGACTACGCGCAATCACGCAGTTGGCGTTGCGATCGTGGCACATGGCAAATCGGCAAATTTGACGCAGGCGACTGGTATCACATAGAGGTTCACCCACGTTTAGCAAATGACGTAGAAGCAACAAAACAGGCATTTCAAGCGGTATTCAAGGCATCACCAAAAGCAGCGCCGCAATCTGTCTAGGCTGGTTGACCTACCGGAAAGTAGGTCATTATGACACTTATCAGCAAACTCGCTATATCGTTATTTATTAGCGTCACATCAATATTCGTGTTGACTAAACCGCCAACGCCAACAGCACAAGAAATGCAACCCGCACCAATAACCGTTTGGCAGGGTCTAGAACCGTCAGCGCCACTACCGACCACAACGCTGGTAACCACGCCTATAACGCAACCTGACGCGTGTGAGACGGTCTATAACATGGCTCGACACGTAGGCTGGCCCGAGGCTGAACTAACCAAAGTTGTGGCAGTTGCGTACCGTGAGTCGAGGTGCTTACCTGACGCGTTTAACGGCGCTGACACAGTTGGCCAGTCTTACGGCGCTATGCAAGTTAACGACTTTTGGTGCTTGCCGTCAAAATATTACGCAAACGGCTACATGCAGGCATACGGGCTATTGACCGTGTGTAACGATCTATTTGATTTAGAAACTAATTTGCGTGCAGCGCTAAACATTTGGCGTTACTCGAATGGGTGGCGTGCATGGTCACAATAAAACATTTAGCGATTGCGACGGTTCTAACCGCGTACACGTATGTGCTACTTTGTTTCACCACACGACGAAAGGCAAAAGATGACCGGAAACATCGACCCGAGAACTGACCCACAGTTTCAAGCATTGATGCAAGTGATGAACGACATCACAGGCAACAAAGTGCCGTTTTACGAACCGCACGAGTTAGCAGCGCGAAGCACACTACGAGCGTTGCAACACGAAATAGATGATCGCAACGTTTTAGATGACAGCGAACTAATTGATGTACTTAACCAAGCACGCATTGAGGTTAGGTATTTGTGCAGCATCATCACCGATCTTAAAGATGCGTTGGCGGCACGAGAGCGTGACATTCGAGTGTTGCAAGAGCGCAACAATTATCAGTCGTCAGAAATACAGCGTTTAGAAAATCAGGTATTTCGTGCTAATTAGATTTAACGACCAAGAGTTTGCCAAATGCATTGCGTGTCGCGACGAAATGGCAATGAATATAAAAAAACATAATCAGCAGGCAAAGGGTTGGGTTGCTGATAAAGAAAATGACGACCCTGAAACAAGTTTGCGCGCAATTATGAGCGAGTACGCAGCATCAAAATATTTTAACATTGCTTACAATTTTGACACTTTGTACGACGCAAATCGCACCGATCTTGTGAACGGTTGCCAAGTAAAGGCGAGCAAACATCAAAGAGGGCATTTAATTATTAAGTCTTACAACCCAAAAGGGCGATACATACACAGTTTCGCATCAATAGAAATGCGTTTAGTTAATTTGCAAGGTTGGTTTGATTATTGTGATGACAGTATTGAACAGTATCGAGGGCACGAATTTGCGAGATACAACCAAGATGATTATTGGATACCGCAAAACGATTTATTACCAATGCACATATTGAAAGCACAGTTAGCGTCATGAGTTTTAGTTTAGAAAACTACGTTGACGTACCCACACGTTTAACATTGGCGCTAAAAAAATATCCTGATCTACGCATACAAGAAACGCACCGCGAACTTGTAGAAATGCCCGACAAGTCGTGTTTTATTCGTTGCATCGTGACCGTGTGGC